ATGATCAAAAGAGAACACAGGACCCCTGGTTTGTTGATAAGATCAATGTAAGACAACGTTCTTATAACTCTGATACTCAATCATATGAAACTACACAAGGACAAGCGTTTACTATTGAACGCTTGATGCCAGTACCATATACTCTTAGAGTTACGGTAGATTTTTGGACTACTAACTATCAGCAGAAACTTGAGATATTTGAGCAATTAGCAACATTGTTTAATCCTGCATTGGAAATACAAAGCACTGATAACTATGTAGACTGGACTTCATTGTCGGTTGTTTTCCAAGATGGTATAACTTTTTCTAGTAGAACTATTCCTCAAGGTACTTCAAATCCAATTGATATCTTGACATGGAAGTTTTACATGCCAATTTGGATCAGTACTAGTTCTAAGCTCAAGAAGATGGGCGTTATCGAAAAGATCATTGCTTCAATCTTCAAGGGCCAAGCATTGCAAGATATTCAAAATGAAGACTTATTACTTGGCACCAGACAGAAAATTACTCCATATGGTTATAAATTATTATTATTAAGCAATCAACTACAATTACTTCCGGCTGATGAACCTTTCTTCCCATCAAACGAATCACTTGCTATTCCAGACAACCCGAATACTAATCTATATTGGTCTGCATTGTTGAATGTATATGGTGCTATAAAACCAGGCATTAGTCAGATTTGGCTACAGAATCCATATATAGATCATGATATTGTAGGTACTATTGTCCCTGATCCTAACGATGATCGTTTCCTAATATATAATATTGATCCAGATACATTACCGCAGAATACTCTTGCCCCCGTAAACAGTATCATTAATCCGCAAATGACTGGACCTAATGCGGGTCTACCAGGTCCAATGCCTGGTGTAAGATATCTTATTGTAGAGAGCATTGGCAGTAATGATTCAACTACTGTCGCATGGGGTGGATTAGTGGCTAACGCAAATGTTATCATTGAGTATAACGCTAATACTATGCAGTGGTATGTAGCTTTTGATAGTCAAGCGTCAACTTCAGTTGATTTCGTTACCAATCTTACTACTAATATGCAGTATAGATATGCACCTAACGAAGGTTTTTGGATGAAGTCATATGAAGGATGGTATGATCAGGGTGATTATAGCATTGTAATATAAATATATGACTATACATTATCGGAGAATAGTTATGAAGATTGAAGAAGAAAAAGTAAAAATGCAGTTATGGGTTCTCAAGCTCATGGCAATGACACTAGGCTCAATCATGGTATCAACTGTGTTAGTCATGTTAGTAGGACTATTCATGCCAAACAACTTGATTGACAATGCAGAAATCTTTAAGATTCTAGGTCCTGCATTCAACATGGTAGTTGGCGCGTTTGTTGGTTCATTTGCTACTATGATGGGCATGAAGACCGACTCGTTCAATCCGAACATGCCAAAGACAGAAGCTAAGCCTGCTACAGCAGCTCCTGCTGACGAAGATTCGGAAGAAGATTAATTTCCTTGATGCTTGATTTAACGTAAATACAGCTATGTTAAAACAAGCAGCCGGGGTATTCTTCTTTAGCAAGTCTACAAGAAGGTACTTATATCTATTAAGATCGGATTCAAGAAGCCCCACCTGGAGTATTCCGGGTGGGGGTATTGATAAGGGTGAAACGCTTTTAGAAGGTGTTGAAAGAGAATGTCAGGAAGAGATGGAGTTCTCGCTTGATGATCTTAAACTTATACCAATTCAAAAGTTTGTCAATAATAATTTTGTATATCATACCTTCTTCTGCGAGATTGAAGAAGAATTCATCCCTAAACTAAATGATGAACATGATGGCTATGCCTGGGTTATAGAAGGTCAATACCCGAAGCCATTGCATCCGGGACTATTTTCTACTGTAAATATTGATATTGTGCTTGAGAAGTTGAATAGTCTTACTTGATCACATACCGATCAATTTAGAAAGAGTTGTCCAGCCCATTGCTCCTGCTAGTACACCAGCGCCCATGAGCATCCATTTCCATTTTTCTAATGCAGAAATCTTGTCGTTGACTTCTTTGTGTTGTTTCTTGTTATCTTCTTTGAATGTATCCAATGACTTTTTCATTTCAGTCATATGATTATCAATGCTAGATTGCAAGCCCTTCAGGTCAGTCTTGATACCATCAACCTTTTCGTTTAGATATCCATACTGAACCTGAAGGACAGCAATTTCTGTCTCAGTCTGCTTAAGTTTCGTAACTGTAGAAGTCTGAGCCATTGTCATTAACCTTATGCGTTGCCGATTTGTACGAGCGGATAAGGCATTGCATTTGAAGCGTTAGCAACAGCAGCACTGTTGAAAGTTGCAAATGCTGGGGCAGCGTTTTCAAGAACGATGTTGCCAGTTGCAACAGGTCCTGAAGTTGCAGTGAACAATTCAGCAGTATGATCGCTCAAGCTCTGTACCTTGACAGTACCTGAGTTTGCATAAGTTGCAGTGATTGTCATTGTGTTTGGAGTCAACGCAGTGTTTGCTACGTTTGCAGTGTATACTGCACCAACGATACCAGTTGTAGTACCCTTGACAAGATACTTTTGCTTACCCTTCTGACGGATAATGTAGCCAGCTTCTGGAAGAACCTGAATGAACGGGTCACCGTATCCAGTTGCACCACTTGCATTGTTTGCAGATACTGCACCAAGAACAACACGATTCTGGATAGCATTTGCTGTTACGCTTGCGTTTGATGACAATCCAACGTTTGCGCCACCTGGGGTAGCAGTAACAGTGAATGCGGCTGCGTTGGCAATTGTTCCTACAAAGTAAGTAGTGCCAGCAGTTAGTCCGCCGAAAGTGCTGTCAAACTGAACCGGTGTACCAGCAGTCAATGTCTGTGCATTTCCTGAAGTACCGATGATGTTACCAGTAGCAGTTGTGTTTGCAACAACAACCTTCAAATTACCCTTAGTTGAAGTAGTAGTTCCTAGCAAGTGCGGAGAAGTACCTCCCCAAAGAGCATAAAGAATGCTACCAGTTGCTACGTTTGCAAAGTCAGTGCCTAGGCCAACAACAACGTTGCTTGCAGTTGCAGCAAAGACAGTACCGGTTCCATTGACGCCGAAGCCAACGTTGCAAAGTACTTGCTTACCATATTGTGCAGTGTTACCACCGACTACTGAGTAAGTGTTTGCGTTAGTAGCTGGCCACTGAGGACCATTTGGATTGTTGAAATACATGTCAACAGGAGCAACTGTAGTTGAGATTGATCCTGAATCATCTGCTAGTGTAACAGGTGTGCTGTTTGGGTTAGCATTTAGTGGTGTTGCAGAAACAGTGAAAGTGCTGTTTGCGCCTGCATTAACTACTTTTAGAATCCAGTACATTGTACCAGCGACAAGATTGCCGATGTTAGCTGCAACGAGGAATGGCATACCTGCAATAATACCAAGATTAGTGAAGTTTGCTGAAGTCGTTACGAGATCCGTTGCGGCTGTAGTTGCAGTAATAGTAATGACTGCCTGTGACTTGGCAATCTTTAGTGGTCTACCCATTTGTTTTCTCCTTTGAAAAGCGAGTTCTAGTCGCTACGCAGTGGGTGCTGCATAAGCTCTCCCCATGAGAGCGTACAATGTATTTAGCTTTTTTGCGCGGAATTAGAAGCCGCCGGTAGCAGAATTATAGGCTAAAGTTATACCTGAGCCATTGTAATTACTACCATTTGCCCCCTGGAAGAACAATTGGAATCTTGTTGCACCTTGAAACTCTGTCATCCATATTCTGATAGGATACCATTGCCCTGATGTTAACGACAAACTATTAGTATTATGTATAGGGCTATTAGGCATAGTTTGGTTAGAGCCATATGCTATCGTGTTGCTATTAGTGAAATTAGCGTCTAATGCATTAGTACCCATCCATACCGCACAATCATCATCTACCGAGGCATAGACATTATAATTTTGTGTTGTAGGTACTTTAAAATAACCTTTAAATTCCATACTAAAGTTTTGCTGAGCTGGAGTATCAATTTGACTACCCCAGCTTACATAAGTATCAGCGATTGAATGAATATAAGTTGCGGTATTGAAGAAGTTCATGTCCCATCCGGATGGTGGAGTGCCCGGAGATGCCATATAATTGCCATTGTACTTTCTTCTCCACAAACCAGGAGTAGAGTTTGGAACAGTTGCAATATTACCAGTGAGTGCAGCAGGAGTTCCCAAAGTTGAATACGTCATTCCACTAAATGCTGCTGCGGCTGTTTGATATGATCCTGAGCCTGGTATAGGATAGTCAGCATTAGGGTCAAGAATAACATGAGGGTTATTCACGACATTAATAGTCTGTACTGTGCCAGGTCTACGCCACATGTTAGAATGATGGGTTAGTTAATTCAGTGATACTTGCAACACCGGATGTGTTTACCTGTAGTACAGCAACCTTAGTTGTTCCGCCAGTAACTGCTAAGAACTCAACGCCGCCGGCAGTGATCAACATACTTCCTGAAGTTGCTGTAGGTGATGCACCCAATGCAACATAGGTATCTTGATTCACTGCTACACGAATGATATTAGTATTAGCGCCTACAGCGTTTGCAGTTGCTTGACTAGATCCTGAGGTAGTAATGTTTTGTACAGTCCCGGGAATGTATGAACCGTTTCTTAAGTATGCCATTTTAGTGTCCTCGTTATTTTTACTTTATTTATCAACAAATATAGCTTGGGAAGCTGGTTAATCCAACTCCGATAATGTAGAAGCAAGTTACATATACTGTAGCTCCTGGTGCTACTGTGTCAATGTTCCATGCAGCATAGATTGAATCATCAGCAGGTGATCCATCCATTCCGCCTGCTAATACAGGAGCAGGATTATATAATGGCCAAGTTTCTGAAACTTTAGTGTTGCAAGTGTAGCCATTACCCGGAGTATACAATGAAATCGTGTTATCTGTAAGCTGACCCGTACTCCAAACTGTATTGGTTACTGGTACGGGATCAGTTCCTCTACCATTAAATGTAGGGAACTCGTCCCAGTCGGGATCTCCGCCTCTTTGTATTTGAACAGTGTGGCTGCTGCTAGTTGTGTTAGTATATGACATTTGCATACGAACAATAGACTCACCGGGATATGAGAAATACTGAAACACAGCATGACCATATGTTGATGCATTACCCATTAGCACAACAATCTCACCGTTTGATAGTTGCCATGAACGAACTGTCCCGTTGGCTGTTCCAGTTGGTGAACCTGGTTCATTGCCTCCACCTAGTGCAAGAACACCGTCTACGTATATTCCGCACATTTCATGGGGAGTACCAGGCTGAAAGCAATCATCAAAATAATTGTATGAGTAGTTGCCTGATCCAGTACGATCATATAATAGCATATATGTACTCGGGGAGGGTGCAGCTTGAATTCCTGTACCAAATACCCCTTTTCCCTGACCGTTGATTAGATACTTGATGTACCCAGTATCAATATCCCAACTATATGCGCCTGTTTGTGCAGTTCCTAATTGAGATAATGTATATCCATCACCAGAGCTAGGTATCAATAATGGAAAAACATACCCAGAATTGGCACAGTGTGAGTTGGGATTGCCTTGACTAATCCATTGACGATAACTTGCTGCGCTGAAGGTTGCTACTCTAGGCATGTGTCACCTTAGGCATATTTCGCTACAGATGCAAACACAGTATAAGTTGCAGAAGCAGTTTTTACGATAGTAAATGTGTAAGCATCAATACTGTTAGGGTCACCTGCTGCCGGTGCTGCTCCGCCGAGCCACTTGGGAGCCACTGATGTGCCATCAATAGTAAATGCTGTAGGATAGTATGCAGAGCTACCTTGTGTCACTAGAATAGTAGTAGTTACTGACTGGCCAGTGGACAAATAAGAATTAGTAGTAACTGAGCTATTACCACGGAAGTTAAATGTCCAGTTAGCAGTAGCAGCTACAGTATAATAATTAGTTGCAGAACCATACAAGTTTATGTTAGTAGTACTAGTTGGGGCAGAAGCATTAACACTTACCTGTTCAATAATATCTCTTGTCTGCTGTGTACTAGCAAATACTGCATTACCTGAACATTGTAACGTTGTCGCTGCTAACCCTACAACAGTTGCATTAGTAAATGAACCAGTTGTCCCACTTACTGTGTCTGCGGTGGCAGTTCCAGTAACTGTCAATCCATTAAGTGTACCAACTGAAGTAATATTGGGCTGGGCTGCTGTTGTTACTGTACCGGCGGTAGTAGCAGAAGTTGCAGTACCGGCTGTTGTCGAGTAAGTAGCATTTGCAACAGTTCCTGTAACATTTGCACCTGGTATACTAGTTAATCCTGCACCCGAACCATAAAATGCACCAGTGTTTGCAATAAGATTAGGTGATGTGATGTTACCAGTAGCCTTAATATTTCCATTGACAGTTGGACCAATACCTTGAACTACCACAACATTAGCAGTTCCGGCCACCCCTATTCTTACTGTGCTATTATCGTCAACTATTACATTTGATGTGCCATTGACTAGCTGGGTAGGAGTCGCAACACTAATGTTTGACAATAATCCGCCATCGCCTACGAAATAACCTGATGTTACTGTACCTGTTACTGTTGCGTTTCCAGCAGAAATATTGCCAACTGTTACTAGATTACCACCAGTAACATTTCCAGTTACTGTCGATGATCCGCCAACAACCAAGTTACTGATTACATTAGCATTGCCTGTAACTTTAGCGTTTCCAGATACGTTTAGATTTGCACCAATATTTGCAGTGTTAGTGAGAGTGAGATAACTTGCAGCTATGTTGCCAGTTGTTGTAACGTTTCCAGTAATAGTAGCATTACCAGAGACCGCTGCATTGCCGCTCACTGCTAGATCAAGTCCTACGTTTACTGAGTTGCCAGTTGCAACATTATTAGCAGTTACATTAGCAGTTGTGTTTACATTACCGACTACTACAACATTAGCTGCTGCATTGATATTGCCAGTTACGTTGAGGTTTGCACCTACGTTTGCTAGCCCTGTTACTGTTAATTTGCCAGTAGCTGAAATATTACTGCCCGTGATATTTCCGGAAGCTGAGACTTGACCACCGGTTATCAAGTTGCCACCGGTAATA